GGCTTGATCACGAAGGGTCGCCTGAGTGGCTGACTGGCATCGAGACCCTTCCAGGCAGTCAGAAGCACCCGTGCACGGGCTTCGACGAACAAGTCGTGCTGTGCTTCGGTGATGTCGATGCTCAGACCGTGATGGTCGCGGCAAGGAATGAAGCGATTGTCCACGCTTGGAACTGCAAAGAGCGTCGCGCCAAACAGTCGAAGCGTCTCAAACGTGCAATGGCCGAACAGTGCCCGACGATCAAGGCGTTGCAGACCGAGCGACAGCGTGCCAGCAATGTAAGCACCTGGGCCTGTCCTGTCAGGCGTGCCGCGATGTCGAAACTCAAGAAAGACTGGTGGACCGCACGACGCGCGAAGGTGTAGCACCCACGCTCGATAAATAGGCCCATGTTCGATGGGCCTATTGAGGCTCACACAAGGAGCCTCAATGGCAAAGCAAAAGTGGGCAATCGTGCCTTCAGGTGAAGGATGGCGGAAAGAACTCGCCAAGCACAAGCTGCTCTGGCTGTCTCGCGACCTCGACAAGGTTCACCAGCAGATCGAAGACGACGTGTACGTCCGCGCCCTGAACGGGCAACAGATGACGCAGATCGCGCGTTGGTACGGCGTTGAGACAAGGGACTTCGCGGTCCTGTACCAGGATGTTTGGCAGCTTGGCAACGCCGAGATGAAGGCCACCATCGCGCAGGACACGCTTGAGTACGGGCTGACCTCGAAGATTCCGGTTGCGAAGATCTGGCTCGGCAAGGCCATGGGCGGCCTCGGCGAAACGAGGACCGTTGATGTCGAGTCCAACGAAGACGACTCTGAGCTGCAAATCAACGTCAAGGTCATTCGCCGCGAAGCATCGACCGAGGCTGAGTGATGCCAAGGGGTGTCTTCAGCGAAGCCGGGAAGCTCGCTCGGGCCGAGGCCAATCGACGGATGGCCAAGCGCCTTCAGCGCGAGCATCAAGCCGAAATCAAACGTCTCGCTGCTTCACCGAAGCAGAAGGTGCTCGGCAACCTCACCCGTGCTGAGGTGCGTGAGGCGCTTTTGGAAATCAAGCGTCTCAAGTACAAGTGGACCAACAGCACGCGCGTTTCACTAAGCAACACCGGTCGAGGCCTCAAGAAGGACGTGGATGCGTCTTGACCTTGACCTACTTCCGCACCAAGCCGAGTTCATCGAAGACACCACAACGCGCGACCTCGCGCTGGTCGGTGGTCGTGGCTGCGGCAAGACGTACGCGCTGGCAATCAAGCTCATCACCCTGGCCGCGATTCACGCTGGGCACACAGGGGCGGCACTGAGCCCAACAGGGCCGATGGCGGGCAAGGTCTTGATCCCCGACATGCTGGACGCGCTCGACCGTCTCAAAATCAAGTACACGTTCAACAAGACCGACCGTCGTTTCGACCTTCAGTTTGGCCGCAAGGTCAGCACGATCTACATCCTGTCTGGCGAGAACGTTCGCGATGGCCTCGGCTTGAACCTCGCGTTCTTCGGCCTCGACGAAGCCGACACCATGAAGCCCGAGGACGCCTTTGAGTCCTGGCGGAAGCTGTCGGGTGCCCTTCGAGCTGGCAATCCGATCCACCGTCAGAAGGTCGCGGTCAGCACCCCCGAAGGCTTCGGGTTCATGTACCGACACTGGGTCAAGGCCGTTGCTGAGGCCAGGTTGAAGTTCGACAAGGGCGGGCTCGACGAGAAGTCGATGCTGGACCTATCTGCTGTTCTCGATCGCCGAATCATCCATGGTCGAACCCTCGACAACCCGTACATCACTGACGACGTGATCGCGGACTTGCGCGCGACGTACCCCGCGCACTACCTCGACGCGTACCTCGAAGGCCGGTTCGTGAACATGACGAGCGGCACTGTTTACAAAGAGTACGACCCTGAGAAGAACCACACCGGGCTGACCATCGAGACCCTGCCAGACACGGTGAAGACCCTGCACGTCGGCATGGACTTCAACGTGCTGAACCCGAAGACGCACCCGCACGGAATCTCCATCGTCATCGCGGCTGTGCTGAACAACAAGCCGCACGTGCTCGCCGAGCTGTACGGGTCATCGAAGACCACCGACGCGATCGTCCAGATCAAGGAACGGTGCCCTGGCAAGACGATCTTGGTGTACCCGGATGCCTCGTCATCTGGTGACCGCACCTCGGCGGCAGATTCGGATCGTGCGCAACTGAACGCGGCTGGGTTCGTGGACATGTCACCGCTCGGCAATCCTCGCATCGAGGACCGAGTGAACGCGTTGTCGGCACAGGTCAAGAACGGGGCAGGCGAGCGTCGCCTGCTGATCAACCGAGACACGTGCCCGGTGTTGTCGTCCTGCTTGGCTCAACAGCCCTATGACGAACGCACGAACAAGCCTGAGAAGGACACCGGGTACGACGACCCGATTGATGCCCTCGGGTACTTCGTGAATGTGAACTGGCCAGTGAAGCGCCGTGAGTTCAGCTATCAGGCGTTGGACGTGTGACCGCAATCAATAAATAAGCGAACGACCGCACAAGGATCACATGGCATCGACAACTCTAGAACTCGGGAGCAACATTTCAGCGGCAAACCCGCTGTCTGCAATCTTCCCTTCGACCATTGGTTCGGTGGTCGCCGCGCCAACACCGCTGGCCGCGCTGCAACGCGTGTTGTGGCGACAAGTCGACTCGCTTTGGTCCGGTACCGCAGGCATGCGCCTCGCGGGTGAGCTGTACCTGCCCAAGCAGCCGAACGAGACGAAGCCGAACTACGCACGTCGGCTGGCACGTTCGACGCTGCACAACTACTACAAGTCCTCGATCCAGTCAGCGGTCGGCAAAGTCTTCGCCGAGGACGTTGACGTGCAGGGGCAGTCCGTGCCGATGGACTTGATCCTTCAGGACATCGACTCACAAGGTCGGAACCTGTCGCAGTTCTCGAAGGACATCCTGCAAGACGCGATCAACCACGGGGTGTCGTACATCCTCGTTGACTTCACGCGACTTCCAGAGGACTTCGCGAACCTTGCCGAGCAACAGGCGTCAGGTGCTAGGCCTTACTGGGTCAACATCCCAGCCACGAAGGTCCTTGACGCACGTTCGGTTGACTTTGGCGGCTCACAGCGCCTCGGGTACTTCCGGTACGAGGAAGACGTGTACGAGCCATCGGCTGATGGCTTCTCAGGCGTTCAGTACCGCCAAGTCCGCATCTTCAAGCAGGACCCTGGCACGAATGTGATGTTCGCTGTGTACCGCGAGGTGCACGGTAAGCAATGGACCCTGATCGACGCCGGCGAGATCAAAGGAATGCCAGCCATTCCAATCGTGCCGGTGTACACGAACCGCCTTGGGTTCTTCATGGGCAAGCCGCCTCTGCAAGACCTGGCTGACGTGAACGTGCAGCACTGGCAGTGCAGCTCTGACTACCAGAACAGCGTGCACGTCGCCACGATCCCGTTCTTGCTGACCAAGGGCCTGCAAGCCCAGATGGACGCCGAAGGGAACCTCAAGCAGCTCGTCGTTGACGTGAACGCCGGCATCGTGGCAACTGACCCAGCGGCAACTGTCGAGTGGATCGAAGTCTCAGGTGCGGCACTCGCGGCAGCAAAGGCAAACATCGAAGCACTGACGGCTGAGATGGAGAAGCTTGGCACGACGCTGTGCTCGCAGACACCCGGCGGCATTACGGCCACCGAGACCTCGGTGAACTCGGCTGAAGCGAACTCGGTGATCAAGACGTGGGCACTCTCGCTGCAAGACGCGATCAACGGCGCGCTGTTCTTCACGGGGCAGTACGTCGGCGACACCTCGGCAATGGTTGCCACGGTGAACACGGACTTCGCCATCGACTATGCGAGCGACACGACGATGCAGTTCGTGCTCGACATGCACACCGCTGGTGTCATCGACTCAGTGACTGTCATCGCGGAAGCCGCTCGGCGGAACGTGCTCGACCCTGAAGCCGAAATCACACCGTCCGCTGCGCCTGTCGTTGAACCTGCCGCAGCCTGATTGCTGCGTACGCCGATAAATACGGCAGTACGCAACTCCTTAGGGAACTACACATGACTCCATTCGAATCTCTGGTCGAAAGCCTTGCCGTCTCCGGCATCACCGATCAAGAAACCATCCTGAGCGAAGCAGCTCGTCGGAACGTCGCTGTTGACGCTCCAGTTGTTGACGCTCCAGTTGTTGACGCTCCAGTTGTTGACGCTCCAGTTGTTGACGTTGAAGAAAAGGCCGCCGAGTAATGAGCACTGAACTCACCGCAGC